CGAATCTTTGCTTCGTGTTTTGTAAAGTGATGTCCACAGAAATATAAATCTCCAGACACACCATTGACCCAGACGAATGCTTCAGCACCACAGGAGTCACACCTATCAGCCGTCTTGGTTTGTCGTTCCTTAACTTCTTCTTTTGCTTCTACTGTTTCTGTTGTCATAGGATAATTATAACGCCTTTCTCAGCATATTGTCAAGATCTTTTACAGAGAATAATTTAGATGAAACTCCATTCAAAGTAGCAACTTCTCTACCACCCCATAATGGATTGTTACGAATTTCTATGTCTGTTTCATTTTTAAGGTCTATTACTGTAACCTGACCATTTTTTGGAGATACTCCAATAATAAGTCCATCAGACTTTAGTTTATTATATTTAGACATGCGAATATCCATAGTGTTATTTTTAGACCAATATCCATCCATATCGCAAAAAATATCAGTCGGTTTTTCTTCAATACTAAGGTCTTCTCCAGCAGATATTTTTCTACCACTTAAAAATTCTCTATCTTTATCTGCTCCTGTTTTTTCAACATTGTATCCATGCTGTACGAGCCATAAATAAATACAGTCTTCAATAAGCCAACCATAAATTAGATTTAATGCGTACTCTACAGGAGTTCTTGATTCTTTACTAAACTGACTAGAACATAATTCATTTAATCTATCTTCATGTGTTTTAGATATGTTCATGCTCATAGCTTCATTGACAAGTTTTCTAGTTGTTATCTTATCAAATTTTCCATCTGGATATTCAAATAGTATTTGCTCTACTTCAATATTAAACATATCTAGTGCCTGATAAACTGCATTACGCTTAATTTCTAATTTAGACATAAGGACTATTCTATACTAATTACTAGTAGGTGTCAATACTATTTAGCGTATTTTTCAAAGCGTGAATCGCCATATCCAAATAAAGCCTTACGAACATTCCACTCTTCTGGTAGTAGTTCTGTTAAGCCTAATGCTCTTGCTCTACGAATAATATGTCTACGAGCCGCATCATAGTTTGCTGCACGACCTACAGCCTGAATAGCATTACGAAGGTCTGCTTCATCTGCAATTGGATATGATCCATCTGGCATTGCTTGTCCACGAGCAGCCATTGCCCTACGCTGTTTTGGTGAGTAATCTCTTTTTTCCATTACTTCCACTTTCTTAAATCAAAAGCAGAGCCAGACCACTTTTTCATATTTTGAATTTGATTCCATTTTTTAGTTGACCAAGAAAATCCTGCATCTCCACCCCAAAGATCCCAAGCAACACGACCTGGACTTGGAAAACCTTCTTCGCCAGAATTAAATCCAGTTGCTTGTTTATCTACTTCATGACGAGAAAAGAATGAATACATTCTAGCAACTGTTGAAGGTGAAAGATTTACTCCATTTACAATTTGATTTGCACGAGCAAGACCCACTCTTGTTCCACCACGGCGACCTTGCTTTTTCCATTCTAATGCTCTGCGAGCGGCAACCTTCATTCCATCTGTTGGTCTAAGGTCAATATCAACTTTACCAAAATCATAGTCTGAATCATCAAAAGTGTCATCATCCATATCTTCATCATCCATCATATGACCGTCAAGCGTTTCTAGTCTTTCTGCATCATTATGCATCATTCCAATACTATACGGTGTTGGCATCCACTGACCTGGTTCTTGTTGTTCATAAATTCTAACTGACATTGCTGGATTTTCTGGTGGCAATGATTCTAGTGCGTATCTATCTCCTGGAGTTCCAAGAGTTCCACCCTCTACCATAATATGCTCTACACGACCATGAATAATGCCAGCAGCCGTCATTCCCATTACAAAGTCGCCTTCTTGAATATGTGCCATATGTTAATTATACCCCTTTTCAGAACTTAATTCATCATAAATCTGGACAAACATGCTATATTCGCTCTCATCAAGCTCTTGTTTTGCCAGCTCCCTCTCATGACTTTTCTCATTTAGGCTAATATTCCAGTTCCCATCATCATCCACAGGGTTCATTTCAATAAAACCCTTATTCCAGATACTAAACAAAATATCATTGGTTATTTGCTCATGGATAGCGTAGAATTCTGGCATAGATAAAACTTCTGCAGAAAACCTATATAGGGGAACGCCCTCTTCTGTTAAACCAACTACTTGCATATAACCCATCTCAATCATATAGTCAAAGATCTCTGCTATATCTTCTGCCGATGGCTCTTCAATTTCTTCATCATATTCGTCCATGATTCTCCTATATCATTCCTATGTTGATTAAATGCTCTTCGATTTCTCTAGGCATACTTCTTTTAGGTGCAACAATGACATTGTTTTCAATCTCTTGTCTTTCTTCTTTCCTAAATGAGCTATAAGTGTGTACTTCAATTTCACGATTATTGCTTTTAGGTGTTCCTGAAATTGCATTATATATTGCACCACAAACGGCATCAGATAAGTCTTTCGATCCCTTTCTTGGATGATCGACCTTATCTTTTATAATTCTTAGTTGTAATAACTCATCAATTAATAACTGAATTGATGGACCAATAATTCTTTCCTCAGATACAAGCATAGCCATATCTTCATAGTGACGCTTTCCAACTGATAATGTTTCAGCATTAATTCCCATTGACTTTAACTCATTCATAATATCAAATGAGTTCCATCTATCAAATGTTACTTTAGATAATCTAAATCCTCTATTTCGTAAATCAAGAATGTAGCTTTTGACATCTTTAAAGTCTACAGCCTTTTCTTTTGTAGGTGTCCACCAACGAACTGCATCTACTTTTACAATAGGAGTAATAACTTCGTAGTCATTAAATGTATTTGTTTTTACCCACTTCTCAACATGGGCTAATGCAACAGCACAATGGTCATGCTTTTGTGCAAGATCGACATGCACAAAATAAACCTTATCTTCTTCTGGCGTAAACCATTCTGCAAATCTTCCAGCATCATCAACAGCTAGTGATGGCTGATTAAAGCAAGACATAATTTTTTCTTTTGATCTAAAGAATGCATCGATTGCATCTGGTGGCATGCATGCAAATCTTGATAAAGAGTCTGTTGGTTTAGTTAAAAATGAAATTTTAAAATCATTAATGCTACGAGTAGGGTTTACTTCCCATGTTGGTCTGCGTAATGCAAACACTTTTGGAACTGTATAAGCATTAATATGGTCTTCTTCCCATTGGACACTAAATTTATTGCTTGGATCAAATGGGTCTTGGTTTTCATCTATTACAAACTCATGTTCACGAATCACTATCTCTTTATCTGCAACAACTTCATTATATCTTTGTTGAATAAAGTCATTCTTATATCGGGGAAATGACAAAAGAATAAGTTTACCGAAGTCTGGAAAACGAGAATCTACAGATGCACGATACATATCATAAATAGCACCTGCAGTTTTTGCTTGGTCATGACCTGTTGTATTATCAATTGCAAAGCCCGAAATTTCGTCAAGGATTACACAGATAACATTGTAACCTTCAAATGCTTCTCTTTCTGAGTGACCAGAGTAACAGTTAATATACTTGTCAAACTCAATAACATTCTGTTTAGGATTATATTTACCTGCAAACCACGGACTATTTTCAACACGCTTTTTAAAGTTGTCAAAGAATACACGCTTTGCTTGGTCGGCGTTAATAGCGATGTTAATAATATCGATTGAGTCTCCAGGAGGCTTGCCAAAATATTTTGCAGGATCTTTTAGACATAATAAAAGATAAACAATATAAGATACAGCAATTGTAGACATATAGTCTTTACCAGAGCCTTTTCCTAGTTGAAGAATAACCTCATTCATAGTTTGTTCCCAACGCTTTAGTCCAGCCTCTTCACCATAAAGATGAATTAATGTATCTTTCTTATAAATCTGAGACATTGCTCTAATTGCAGTATATTGATATTCTGATAGTGGTGGCAAACCAAGATAGTCTGTATTAGTTACAAATTCTTCGATAGTTACAGGCTTTTCATCGAAATCTTGTCCACCTAATAAATCCAGAATATCATCAAACATTAAAACGCCTCTGCCTGATCTGTTATCTCACTAAGCCTTGCCATAACCTTTGGTTTGCAAACTTCACATTGTGATACCACATCTCTAATAATTGATGCTAATAACTGTTGCTTTTCTTCTGTTGCAATAATCTTTTCTGCAAGTTCATTGTTCTCAAGTACGCCAGCTTTTTGTAACATATCCATTTGCTTTTGTTGTATATCAGCAATAAGTTTTAATGCCGCTGTCTTCTGTGGAAGATTTGAAGTTGATGTTGCTTCTTCTACAACATCCCATGCTTCTTTAATTAACATTGAATAATGAGCATCTGCACCACCAAGTGCTTCTCTTGCTCGCATTTGTACTTGTCTATCGGACTGAACAACACTACGCCATTCATTTAGATATTCAATTACATCTTTCTTAGTAAATCCAGTAAGTTTAGCAATTGCTGCAGGATTAGTATTGCCTTTTAGAAACTCACTAACAACTTTATTAACTCGTTCCCAATGCTCTGCTAATTCTAAATCACCCGACATTTTTCTTCACACGCTTCTTTCTAACCTTAACTAAACCCTTTAGTCTATCGATATAAAATGCCCTATATCCAGAAGCATTATAGCAATCAATCCAAGTTACATTTTTTTCAGTATGATAGACAACTCTTTGAAAGATAAAAGTTCCTCTGTCACCCTTAAATTTAATGTGATTTCCAGGCACAATTAAATCTCTACCATGCTGGTATTCATAGGAGATTTTCCAAAATGGATTCTCTTGAGACAAAGGCTCATATCTTTTTCGTCTAGCCACTATCCACCTGTGCTATAAAATCCAGAACCCTTAAACTGAATTGGGCTAGGGTTATATACCCTATTCATTGTGTATCCACAAGCCTCACAAAATACAGGCTCGTCTCTTTCATCGACAGTTCTAATAAGATCTTTCGATAGATCACATTCTATACATGTATATTCGTATGTAGGCATGAGACTATTATACCCTATTCATTAATCTTTCGATAGACTTTTTTGAGAATCAGATACCCAATCAAATCGTCAATGTCATTATCACCATCAAATGCCTGACCACGCATAAGTCTTGAAAGCTTGTCGTCAATACGGACATTTAGCTGTTCCTCTGTATCTGACTTAGATAGAATACGCAATGGCTCTAAAGCAGAGTTTCCATAAGCCTTATTTTTCTTAATTAAAAACTGTTTAAGTTCATCACAGACTTCTGAAATAGCCTGTTGTGTTTCATTTAACTGTGAGAGTGATTCTCGTAGATTTTCTGGCAATTTGCCCATATGATCTCCATACCAATTTCTATTGTGTTTTTTATATTCTTGCATTAATCCATCTTTCTGTATAACTCTTTTAAACCTTTTAGTGTTCCAATATCCATATAGTCACCCTCAAACTCTATTCCCTCAAGAACGAGGTTTGAATTTATCCACTCCTGAATTTGCTTTCCTGGATGGTCTAGCTTTGGGTCAATATATCGTATTAGATTTTTTCTAAATAACATTGTTCCCCACATATGTTCATAATTACATTCTGGGTCTTTATCTTTAGAAGACTTAATTATACCATCTTCACATAGGATTTGTCCAACCCTTCCACGAAGTTCTTCTCTACATTTCCATAAACCAAGAGACAAGTCTGTAGTTGTTGAAGTATTATGGAGTAGTGATTTATAAATATTAGTATTTGTTCCATGCATATATGTATCAGGCATACCAACTAAAACTGTATCGTTATAGTTTCCAACTAAAAACTTAACAGCATCTGACATTGTTGTTGGTTCATGAACAACTAATTTGATATTCATGTCCATATTTTTTACAATTGGAACCCACTCTGGTCTTGTACATACACGAACCTCATCACAAACTTCAAGCATTTGATTTACATGCCATTGTAAAATTGATCTGTCATCTGAAACAGGTAGTGCAAATTTTGGAATTCCACCGATTCTACTTGCTTTACCAGATGCTGGAAGAATACCTACAATTGGCATTATTTTGTCCAGTCCTGAACATCAAATCCTTCTCTATATGACTCATTTACCATTGGATCAATTTTCCATGCAACATAGTTTTCAATTCTTGAGTCTCCCCAATATAAATGCTGTACATGCTTTTGTAAAAGAATTCTTGCATTATCTCCTGCGAACGAATAAAACTTGTTTTCTTTTGCTTTTGGTAATTCGTTATATCTCAATGCAGCAGTTTTTAATGGTTCTGCATATCCATCTTCAACATTCATGGATTCAAATAAGCTATCTGTAAACATGGCAACATCTGTATAATAGTGAACCATGTTTGGAATTGTCCAATCTTCAAGTTTCATTCTTTCTACACATAAATCTATTGCATTTTTAAGAAATGGATGACCTTTTCTTGCTGCAATAACTTGAGTTGCATACCACGGAGTATCACCTTCAATATCAACTACCATGTCGTATTCTTGATCTAGCCAATGTTCGATTGGATCAACGCAAAGTGTGTCTAAATCGGCATAGACTCCACCATGAATGTATAGAATAGCAAATCTCCACAGACCAGCTTTCATTACACCCATAGGCATTTTCATATATGTGTCATAAACTTCACCATCGAAGTACTCTTTGAAGAAGTTCTCTCTGTCTTGTCCACTCATATAATGATAATTCCATCTTCTATTAATCTTATACCAAGACCTTGTGCATTTTACAGCCTCTTCTGGCAACTCTCCTATTGGAGTTTCATATGTTTGCCATATATTATTTTCTATCATTTACTCCACTTTCTTTGATTTTTAATAAGACCAAACTTCTCTAAAGATCTTTGTATGGTCATATGGCTAACACCTGCTTCTTCAGCCATTTCTTTAATACCTTTACGCTCAACAATATATCTTTTATACAGCCAAGTTTTTGATTGATAAATTTTAGACATTAAAATTTTCTCCTTAAAACTAACATCATTTCTTGATTAAGTAGTTCTTCTAAATTTTCTAATTTTCTTTCATTACCATCAAACTCTATGCTTGATACATTATATTTTTCAAAAATATCTACTGCAAAATCATTTGCATTCATATATCTGCTATAAGCCCACTCCATAATAATTACAGTTTGTGGATTACGAGACAGATATTCTTGAGCACCGTTCCATATTTTTTCTTCAGCACCCTCTGCATCAATTTTGATAAAGTCAAAATTCATGTTAGAGCTATTTAAAGTTTTAGTTTTAACCTTTATAGTATTAGAACCAAATGGTGCATATAAATCTGAATTTGATAAAGATGCATTCATTCCATGATTAATTGGAACAATAAGATCATCTTCACCATCAGTATCAGAGTATGCCAATTCTTCAATGTCGATAGAGGTAAAGTTATTTTCTATTTTAGATAAATTTATAAGTTTAACTAAATTAGGCTGAGGCTCTGCAGCAACTACATAGCACCCTATTGCTGCAAGCATTAGAGAATAATATCCATGATTTGCACCAATATCTAAAACTTTACTACCCTGTTTTATATTATTTGCTATCCAATAAGTAACCCAAGATTCCCAAAATCCATCAGATTTTGCATGTGGTGTGTACCCATGATCTTCTTTTTCTGTATATATCCAAAATAGATTTAAGGTTTTACATTTAAAATAGTTATCTTGTTCATAAAATTCAACACTAGATTTTGATGTTTGCTCTACATCATCTCTACTCTTAAACACTTTTTACTCTATTCTTATATACATAGTAGGCAATACCACAAGCATCACCAACATCATTATCGTCTAATTCTACACCATATTTAGCAAAAAAGTCCATTGTCTTTTGTTTTCTTATGTCTCGGATACGAGCCTTAATAAAAGCATCACCCTTTCCAGGATACTGAGCCTTTACTTCTTCTTTCATTGCTTTTGTAAAATTATTATTTCCAATATATGATTGCCATTGAATTGGAGTTATTGTAACAACCTCTGTCTTTTTATCTAAGAGATTAGTAAGAAGAGCACCAATAATCATAGCGATTTTAAGACCAGCATCTGCAGATTTAACCATAATTGCCTGTTCAATAGCAATATAGTCGGCATTTATTAACTTCTTTAGAGCTTTTGCTTTATTTCCAGCATCTTTAACCTTATCGTATATGGTCATACCCTCTATTGGTAGTTTTCCAACTTTAGTAATTTTGCCTTCTTCAATTAAGCAAAATGCTACTGAGGCAGTAGATGCATCAATTCCTAGAACTCTTTTTGCGTTTCGTTTTGTCAAGTCCTTGAATGACACCCTCTATTCCTTTCAAAATATTTTTTGTATTTAATTTAACTGCTTTTGATTCGCATGATGAGCAAAGATCATTTGAGTTATATTTGCTAAGAGTTGTATTACATTCTATACAGTCTCTTTTCTTACCAGACAACCTATCTCTTTTTTCATA